GATTATCAAATTCGCTATCTCTTTGACTTGGGTCATAAGAAACACCATAGCCAACTCTGATTATAGCAAATTCAATACCACTTTCGATTACTGCGTTGTAATCAACGTGTGATTGCCATTCGCTTAAATCAATTCCTTTTTTCATTATTTCTTTCCTTTCTTTTCTTCGATTTCTACTGTTTCTGTCATTCCTTGTTTAAGACCATAAACAGCAGATTCAATTAACATATTAAGCTCTGTACTTGAAATAGGAATTTTCTTTTCAGTTAAGATAGCTCCTGCTCTTTCAATAGCTTTTTGTAGTTTTTCTGGTCCATTTAAATCTGCATATACTTGTTGAACAAATGCAACTGTATCATCAATTACTTGTTTCTTTATTTGGTCGTTTGCTGTTTGCTCATATTTTGCTTTGATTTTTTGTCCTAAATAACCAAAGAATATTGCAACTAATGAAGCAATTGCTGGTAGTATTGTTTCTAATACTTGTTTTAATAGTTCATCGCTCATAAACTTTACCTCCTATATTTTTATTATAACATAAAAAATAAAAAAGATATAGGTATCTAATATTTAAAATTAGACCTATATCTTTGCTATTGATTGGTATTTCTACCTATTTAATTATAACAGTAATTTTTTGTTGTGTAAATATTCTTTAACAATCCTATTTATAGAATCATTGCTTAAAGCCACTAACTCACAAACGTCTTCGTAGCCGAAAGTTTCATCATTGTTTTGATTTGTGTGTCCGTTTTCGTATAGCCATACGTGCATTAGCTCGTGCTTTAATGTTAATAACATTTGTTCTAGCGACCCTTTCTCAACAAATATAGTCAATTCGTTATAATCTGACCTTCCTACAATAGTGTTTCTGCCTTCAATCTTATTAACATCGTATATGCTATATCTATTTTCATTTATTTCAAATTCACAAATCTTTCTCATTATTTCATCATTTGCTTTAAATATTCATAGTGTTCTTTTTCTTTTTGAGCAACTTTCATAATAGCACTTTTATCTTGTGAATTTTCAGCCATATCAGCAATGTCTTCTAACTTACGAGATTGCTCTCTCATATCTTCCATTACCATTTCTAATTCTCCATAGAAATCTTCGTGTCTGTAGTTGCGATAATTACGATAATCTCTTCTATTATCACGTCTGTCATAATCTCTGTAGTCTCTATAATCACGATAATCCCTATCGTATCTATAGCTTCTGTCATCGTAATCGTCTCTATAACTCATTTCGTTCATTCTTTGCTCCTTTCTTATTCAGCAATAGTAGTAAAGTAAATAAACACTTTACCTTCCTTTGCGTCCTCATCTTGAATAAAGTCAATAGTAAATCTAATGTAGTTTTCTATATCGTCTCCAAGTACGTCTTTGTAATCGTTATATGCAGAATTCATAACTATAAAAAACTCCACCTCATCTATGTCGTTAATCTCATATTGGTTTTGCAAATCCCTTGTTTCTTCAAAAGACCATTTCATTCTATAAGGTTTCATTTTTCTTACAATTTCTTCAGCATATTCTCGGCTTAATCGCTTGCCATAAGCCATTTCGTACATTTTCATTTCGTACTTTTGATATAGCTCGTTATCACTCATTTCTAAATTTTCCATTAAACATTCTAAAATTTCACTCAATTCGTGCATATCTTCAACTCTACCATTATCTACTATTGTCTCTATAATCTCTTTAATGTTCATTGTTTTCTCCTTTCAGAAGATTTAATATTGCTACATTTTGGTTAATGATTTCTTGTAGTAAATCGTCTTGGTGCTTTAAATATTTCATTAAATCGACGTTATTAAAATCGTTTACTAAAATCTCATAACTTTTAATTTGCAATAAATTAGACAATATCTCTAGGTTCTTTTCTACATTATTTTCCATTTACTAATTACCCGATAGGCGTTCAACGTTTACATTTGAATTCTTGACAATTGGAATTTGAGTATCTGTTACAACAGGGGTAGCTCCACCATTGTAAGTTATTGTAGGTAAGCTATTGATACTTAAGTTTACTGTTCCTTTGCAGCATACTCTAATCTTTTTGTCAAATCCAACGTTTTCAAAATCTCCTGGAGCAGCAATTACTGCGTCCATTTCTGTACCTGGAACTTGAACTCCGGTCAGCAAATAAAGCTAAAGCTACTTGACCTGCAGTATTACTTGTTACATTTGTATTAAAAGTAATCTCATAAACTCCACCTTCTAAAATGCTAAATAATGCACTGCCTTCATTATGATTTAACCAGCCTCTGCAGTTAATAGCACTAGCTGTTCTTAAATCAACCACGTTGAATGGTAATGAAGATGTGTTAGATGTTAATGCTAATTCTTGCTCTTGTATAGCTTGAATCACTCCGTTCATATCTTTCCTCCTTTAAAAAAATAGGAGACAAGCCTTGCTCATCTCCCTTAATAAAATTAGCAAGTTCTCTTTTCGAGTTTGTCATTTAGACAATTTGCTTAAACTATTGTGCTTCCATATACGTTTCCGCAACCGCAACCGCCATTTCCTGGACAAGTAAATATTCTTTGGTTTCCATACACAGGAATTGTATTTACTGGGCAGGCAGCAAGACGATTGTATAATTGGTCAACCTCATCAGCAAAACCTTGTGCTATAAATGAGTTTTGAGCAATTTGGCTAGCTTTTAAGTCAGCCATTTGTAGCTCTCTTTGTAAGTCAGCAATTTTCTCGTTTTTAGCGTCAATTTTGTCGTTACATAATTGGTCTAAAATTCTTTGAGTATTAGCTGTTTGGTTTGTGATTACTTCACGTAATCCTTCAGAGATAGCTGCTCTATCTGCACAGTTTTCACTTAATACAGTAGAAGTTAAGTTAGCTATTCCTAATCTGTTGTCAGCACTTGCGTTAGCTAATTGTGTGCTTAATGCAAAGTTTTGGTTCATATCTGCCATTTGTCTGCTATTAGCAGCTATTTCAGCATTGTAGAAACCATTAGATACTGTACTATTCATATCAGCACAGCAGTTGCATAATTGATTTGATAATCCATAGATACCATCTCTAACGCCTTCGATTTGATTACTTAAATGTAATGTATCAAATCCGTTGTTAGTGTTTGTCATAATTTCCTTTTGTCCATTTGACAACCAAGCGTAATCATTACCAAATCCGCCACCGAAACCATTTCCGTTTCCGTTGCCCCAGCCACCTAATAAGGCTAGAATTAAGATTAACCAAATCCAACTTCCGTCTCCGCTAAATCCGTTTCCACCGAATCCACCATACATAGGGTAAGCATAAGCTCTATCAGTATTTCCAACAACAGCAGCTACGTCCGCAGGACTCATACTATCGTTCATACATAGTCCTCCTTTCTACAAAAATATTTATAATAAAAGTGTTTAACACTCTTACTACCTATTTCATATTTTGAATTTTACTTAATACACTATCAGGAACGCCATACTTTTTGGCTTCACTTAATAAACCTTGTTTTTGCTCTGGCGTTGCATTTCCTAACATTTGTTGCAATATTGCACTAGGATTTCCGTTATTTGACATTGCCTCGCTTATTATTTTGTAGTTTTGTGGGCTTTGCATTTGTAATCTGTTCATTAGTATTTGAAGTATCATATTGTTTGGCATTTGCAATCTCTCCTCTCATTTCCTCTATTTGCTTTTTCAAAGAATAAATTTCTTTATCTTTGTCGTCCATTTCAATAACTTCTTCTAATCTATAAGCTTTTACATTTCCACTAACATCTTTAACCCATAAATTAGAAAAATCTTTGTTTACAAATAAACCTGTTTTCATAACGAAAGTATTTTTGACATCGTTAATATTTTCTGCATATCTACTTTCTAATTCTGTGTTTGTTTGTTGTGGTGCTATTTGGAAGTTTTGAGTTACCTGTGGTGGAACTTGCATTTGATATTGTTGCATAGCTCTCATTTGGCTTTCAATTTTATCTCTCATATTTTGCAAATCTTGCATATAAAATTGATTACCCATATAAGGATTATAACTACTAGCCATTTTACCCTCCTAATTCTTTCGAGAATCGTTTTTAAGACATTTTAGTATCTAAAACGATTAACTTATTCTCTATGATTTCTAATTTCCTTAAAATTGAAATAAGGCAACTAGAAATCGAATTATCATCAATCAAAGTTGTGCTCAATTTCCAGTTACCTCCTTTTCTATATTTATTATACAATGAGACATAAAAAAAGAACTGTACAAAACTTGTACAATTCTTGTATTGGGAATAGAACTTGCTTGCT